GTGTGATCGTTGACTTCTTCTTGCTACGGCTAATGCCTAAGCTCTTACGTTTATTAATGTTTTTATATAGACTCATTTCTTAATTAATATCTCCATCATGCGGTCGATTTTGTTGTGCATCTCATTGATTGCAGTTTCAACTTTACCTATTCTACTTTCAACAGCAGCGTCTCGTTCTCGTTGTGTCGCTAGTTCTACCTCTATCTTTGTAAGTCTTTTATCACCAACATCTAAGCGTTCTATAACACGTTTAACAATCCACCCTATAACGCCAAGACCTATGACGAATGCGGTGTTTAGAAGACTGGAGAAAGAATCGATCATATTAACCAATTAACACCAAACGAATATGAGAGTAACTACCGGAACCGAAAGGTACATAACCAGCTCCGGTAACCGTACCGCTAGAATTAACAGCCATCATACCATTAGCTGATACTTGTACATTAACTACTGAGTTAGTTATTGAGGTAAGTTGTATACCTGTAGCTGCGTCATTTCCGCTCGTGTCTTCCCAAAAAGAAAACGATGCCTGTTGCATATCAGTTCCGGATGAATCTTTAGCAGCATACACTGAGAATACAGCTCCTAAAGCAGCATTACCTAAATCGTGGTCGAAAACCATAGTGGCTCCGTTACCTACGTTTATTGAGGTCGGTTGGTCATCTTGGTTTACCCAGCCACTATCCCACTTACTTAAAACCTGACTATCCACATACGCCTTGATGCTTTGTTGTGTAGCAAGTGCAGTATCAGAAGCGGATGTCATTGCATCTTCGTCTTTTATATCAATAGCTACGGGAGCAGCACTACCTCCACTTACATTACCTAATGCCCTAAGATTCGCTATAGAAGCTAAAGATAATGTACCACTCGATGTAATGGGTCCGCCTACCAAACCTGTACCACTAGCTATAGATACAACCGTACCTGTGTTAGCTGTCGCACCATCCGCTACGTTTAATAACGTTCTTACTTCTGCAGCTGTGAGTTCCTGTACATCTGAGTCTGCACCGTTGTCGTTACCTAGTATTACATTATTCGCTACTGAGTTTTGTATCTTAGCGTAAGTAATAGAACCGTCAGGTACTGTACCTAAAGCAACACCTGCAACAGTTTCATCCACATAGTTCTTAGTAGCAGCGTCTTGGTCGGCTGTCGGATCGACAGCATTAACTATCTTTTTATTAAGTGCGTCAAATGAACCATCTGCTCCAGCTTTTACTCGTAAGGATATATCGTTCTGTTCGGCACTCTCTTCAGCCAGATAACGATTGTGTAAGTACGCTCTGTCTAACTCAGCTTCCGTTAATACCGAACCGTTTTGAAAGTCTACAAGGTCGACAGCAGGAGCAGATATACGTTGCACTCGGACGATCTCTCCGCCTGTAGCTGCTACGTTAAGTACGATTTTTTTAGTAGGAGATGTTTGTACTGTGTAGTCTTCACTTGCACCTATGGTCTTCTTTACGCCATCCACAAACACCGCAACGTGTTCGTCTTCGAGGTACAGGAAATTAAAAAGAAAGTCTGTCTGTTCAGCATCTGCTGTGTCGTCTACGAAAGTAATAGCCATGATGATATATTATTAATTATTGAGAGAGAAGAGCAAGTCCTTAGTCATTAACACGTTGTATTTAAGGGTTAGCTTCTATGAGTTCCTTTAAGTCGTTTCTTCCTAAAGCTCTTTCTACTGATACAGGCTCCCCTGTGTAAACGGATTTACCTCTAGCGGAATCAATTACTTGCTTGAGGGTCTTATGAGGTCCGTACTTATTGTAATCCAAAGTGCCTATTTTGTTTTCCTCTTCGCTTATAAATTCTTTTAATAAATTTTTATCCTTCATCATATTCTTAGCTGCCGCTTCATAAGATTTCCTGAAAGTCGTATTTAAAACTTGCAACGCAGGGTTAGAGACAGAGCCTATATCTGCTGTGTCTGTTCTTTTTTCAGAACCTTTTCTCCACGCCTTTCTCCATTTCTTGTCCTTAACAATTTCTATAATCTTTTTATCTACATTTAATTTCTTAACTTCTTGATTAAATCTATAATGTAAAGACACTCCGTTATTATCTATAAACTTATACATATCGATGCCGCTAACTAAACCTTTACCTGTAGGAAATTGATTAGGTGGTTTAATTAACTGCCCATCTCCTTCTATGTCTTTTTTATACACTTCATCAAAGGCATTTAACTCCTCCGATCTTTCGGGAGCCCATCTAATAAAGGTATTTAACCAAGTCTTAGGAGATTGCATATCATGCCCAAAGTGGTCCGTCTTCTTATTACCTGTTGGGTTGTGGCCTGTTACTTTGTAAGCTGTTCTGTCTTGCCAAGTACCCCCTTTAAGTTCTTCAACGCTTCCTTTTTCAAAAAACAATTTTAATACTTTATTTATTTGAGACGGCATTAAAGCAAAAGAACCAAGCCAATCGGCAAGAACTGAATTTATATTTTCATCCTTCCCGCTCATTATTCTTTCAATGGACTTCATGCCCCCAGCAACTGGGACTTCCCTGAAAAGCTCCGCAATGGACCTTAATACGAAACCTAAACGATTTTGTTCTTCTGTTAAAATGGGCTTCCCGTCTTCACCTGTAAACTCTTTTATTGCGTCGTAGTTAGCCATATCCGCTCCTATAGCAAATGCGATAGACAACGGAAATAACTCCCTGTATCCCCATCCCTCTATAGTGTTAGCTTTAGCTTTAGGGTTTTTATGTTCAAACTTCCTACGTTGTTCTGGGGTCATCCAAGCTAAAGTCCCTAGAGCGACTCCGGCTGCACACATGCCGTATCCCGCAAACATCATACCGCTTCCCATCAAAGTGTCTGTTATAGCGTCTCTATGGTATGCTATCCTTCTTCCTTTTAATTCTTTTATTTTTTGTTCTAGTTCTTCTTTCTCTTTTTGTAACTCTTGCCGTCTTTGAGGGGTAGTCTCTTCGTGTGCTATATAATTATCTTTGTTCCTAATTTCACCCTCTACTCTTTTAATCCTACGGTTGTAAGGGTTTCTAATAGCTTGTGTTGCTGGTATTATAGGAACCCCAACACGTATCGAGCGACCCGCTCCCCTAGCAACAACCGTCATTATAGGGGCAAGTAAATGTATTAACGCACCTGCCGCTGGATTATCCTTTAATAGTTTCAATTCTTTAACCAACCTTAACACCGTGTCGGATATAGGTCGTGCTATCTCGGTTGGGTCTAAATTAGCTACATTAGAATCAAACAAAAGTTCTTTATTAATGGTATCAGTCGCAGTAGCGTTTACACCTTCTTGACTTAATATCTCGATACCTTGGTCCTTAGTCCATTTCTGTTTGTAAAGATCAGCAGCTAATTCACTAGCTCTCTTAGGGTCATTAGGTATAGCTTCAAAAGCATCCTTCCACGCTTCAGACATAAGCTCTGACCTTAGTAACTGTCTTCTGAAAAGTTCATCTATAGGCATTATGCCACGCAGTGGTAGTTTAAGTAATTCGTTTAACATCTTACCAATAGGCATACGAGCAAATATATGTTGAACTCCAGTAACTTTTTCCCCACGTAACCTCTTTCTTCTCGCTAATTCTTCAGCTGCCTCAAACAACTTCTCAGGGTCTCCTAGTGAAATATCTCCAGTTAATCTGTTCGCCCCTGCTGCACCTGTTGCACTTTCTAAATTCTTAGCCGTCATAGCCACAGCTCTTCCTGTTCCCTTCCAGTTCCTTAGTCCTTCAACAAGGCCGTAAGCATTCGCTTTTAAAACTTGTAAAGCACCTATCTGAGTGCCTCTGTATTTTTTAGTACTCATCAAGTCAGCAATAGGTTCCGCTCCCAGTTTAGCAAACTGCTTGAATGTACTAGCGATTCCACCTAAAGCACTAGCAATAACAGAACTAGTCTGCCATATCATTGCGTAAACTCTGTTATTACCCCACCCCTTAAAGAACCTAGATAGTTTAGTCTCAACATCTCTTTGTGCAGCAAGCATCGCTTGTTTACGTACAGATTCATATATCCGCTCCTCCCTAAAAGAATCTTGGGCTGCGTCTATATCTTTCAACTTGTCACGCATTCTTTTATCAGAGTCTCGTATCTCTTGTCTAATTTTATCCGTGCTTCTTACCTTTTGGGGGCCAGTTGGTTTAGGTGCTAAGTGTGCTCTCATCTCTGATACTACACCCCTACCTTCCAACTCAGCTCTTCTAGCTAACTCTTCTTTAAGTTCTTTTTTCTTTAAAGCTTCTGCTTCCAACTCATCGTAAAACTTAATCTTCTCTTGCGTCTCTACTAGTACAGGATCAGTTTCTTCTATCTTTCTACCCGCTCTTTCAGCTGCCCTTCTATCTAAGTCATCGTCATCACCTAACCTCGCTCTTCTTTCGTCTAATCGTTTCTGTGCGATAGCTCTTCTTTTACGTATGGACTCCAACATCTTAGCTTCCTGATAGGCCTCATCCATTTCCAACCTAGCTCTATCAATATCATCAACACGTTGACGCATATTTTTACGAAGGAAAGCAATGTCTTTATCTAAATCAGCTATTACACCTTCAGACTTTCTAGGACCAGTAGGCTTAGGAGTTACTTCCGCTCGTTGAGCACCTAAAGGTCCAGTCTCTAATTCGAGCAACCTAGCTCTTTCAGCATATTTTTTCTTTAATGTTATTATCTGCTGCCTAGCTTCTTTATAGTAAGCTATCTTATCCTCCCTCTCTTTAATACGAGGGTCTTTCTCAACTGGTTTCTTAACGCCTGTTTCAACCGGTTCTTTAGCGAAGCTCTCTCTTAATTCTTGTAGTTCATCATCAAGCTTAGAAATTTGTTTATTGATTTCTTTTTCAGCTTTAGCCGCTTGAAACTCATCAGTCATTTCCAAAGCAGCTTTATCTATTTCTTTTACTCTGCTTCTTATATTACTTTTAAGAAACGATATATCTTTGTTTACTTTCTCTAACTCGCCCGGAACTTTACTTGGTCCTTTAGGTTTAGTTATCTCAGCTCGCTGCTGTCCCAATGGACCTGTTTCTACCTTTAAGAGTCTAGCACGTTCCTTTAACGCCTCTTCTAATTTTAAAGCATCTGCTTCATTGGCTTCATGAAACTTTATTCTATTCTTTAAATCTTCTATCTCAGCGTCTGCTTCTGCTTTCTTAGGTTTATCTTTAGGGCGTATCTTGTTTATATCGCCAAACCTTTTCTGTAATTCTTTAAGACGCTTCTCTAGCTGTGCTTTCTGTTTAGCTTGTGCTTTGGCTACCTTATTAGGGTCTTGTAAAGATATATCTGACTCGACTACTTGTTTCTGTAATAGCTTTTTTGTTTTGTTATTTACCTTACGGATAGTAGCTAAGTACGACCCAACAGCTTTCTTATTAGTCCAATCAGGTGCTGGTCCTACTTGCTGCCTAATCTTAGCTATGTCTCCTTCCTCAAGTAACTCCAAGTAAGTCTCTAGGCGGCTCTCTTCTTGTGCTAATTGTTTAGCTTCTCTCTTACCAGTGGCGTAGAAGTCTAATCTTTTCTGTATCTCTATCTCTTCCTGGGACTTATCTTTTCCTTTCTTAGCTTTTTGTTCTGGTTTTAAACCCGCAAACTCTTGTTGTGCTTCTCTTAACTTCTTCTGTAACCTAGATATTATAACTTCTTGAGGTATTTCTTTAGGTTTCTTTTCAGTAGCTTCCCTTAGTTTGTTTTTAAAATCTTGAGTAGCCTGTCTGTCGAGTTCTTCACCCAGTCTTTTAAAACGAGGTCTTACATCTAGAGCATCTTGTATGTTTTTAAATAAAGTAACATCAGCTTCATTCTCTATTGTTTGCCTTAATGACTTCTCTACATCACTCCATGCGTCACTCTCCGCCCCAGCTCTTTCACTAAGTACTGTTTGGTAGTTATATTTAGCAGCGTCTTGCCTATTTGATTGCATACCTCGACCTATTAAAGTGTTAATGGGGTCAGTAACTTTTTGATTTAACTTCCTTAAAAATACAACTTCATCTAAAGCAATCTGTAAAGCCCTGACATCTTTGTTACCACCTTCTCTGAAAGTATGTATAGCTTTTGTGAATATAGAAATAGAATTATCGTAAAGTTTTTTACCTTCTCGGATAATATTAGCACCCTCAATGGTTGGTACGTCCCCACCTGAAAAAGCAGCTTTAGTTCTGTCTATCAGGCTTTGTAATACATTATCTCTTTTTAATACTTTAGGTTTAGGTGTTGGTACTGCTTCGGGTTTAAGAGTTTCAGGTTCCTTAATAGGTTCTTCTTGAACTGCAGTCTCAGGTTCTTTAGCTGTAGGTTGTACTGGCTCTTCTACTTTCGTAGGTTCTTCAGTTTCGACCTCTACTTCTTCCTCTACGGTTTTAGGCTCCTCAACTACCTCTTCCTCAACCTCTCTAAGTTTCTCATCTGGTGCGTCTAACTCTTCTTCCGTTAAACTTTGTTCTTCCTCTATAGGTTTAGGATTAGCTTCTGCCTCATCAACTCTAGCATTCTCTTCTACTATCTCCTCTTTAAGCTGTTGGTTTAATTCTTTAGCTTCCTCTAATTGCTTTCGCTGTTTCTTTAGTTTAGCTATTTTAGCATTCTTTTTCGCAAAGTTAGTAAAAATCCCAACATCATCAGCTTCTTTCTGTATCTCTTTGTTGATGTCGTCTACCTGCTTAACTAACTCACCTTCCATTAAATCAGTGAGTTTAACAGCTTCAGCTCTACCCGCTTTTCCTTTTGTCCTCCAGTAACTGAATAACCCAACACCTCCGTGTAAAGCTGTATTTAAAGTCGCACCAACTCCCGCTGATACTAATAAGTCCCTGTAAACACCTTCTTTAACATTACCTGATTCATCGAATAAATCTTGTTCTTGTAATAAACCGGAAACCGATTGCCTGAAAGCAGACTCAAGAATACCTATAGCAGCTCCACTAACAAGTTTCTCCCCTCCTTTTGTTACGATGTTTCTGTAAGAAAACTTACTTCCTGTTTTTGGTTGTAGGAATTTAAACACAGGCAGTCCGTCTATAACTTTAACAACAGGACTAGCGTTAAAAACACCAGCAGCCATTACCTCGGATAACTTAAAAGCTTTCTGCGATTTGTAATGTAACTGTATCTTTTGGTTGGCTATGTTAGATAACGCACCAACTGTTACTTCCGCAGCACCAAAACCAAGTAATCCAAACGGAGTAGCTTTAAAAGGCTTCGTAACTTTAGCCGCAGCCTTTGCTCTATTTAACCACTTAATGTAAGCAAGATTACTAGCTATAGGGGCAGTAAGTTCAAAGCTAGTTCCTAAAGCCAAACCAAACCACTGCTCACTTGAAAACTCCTCACTAGTGCTTTGTTCTTGTTGCTTTGTTGTAAGTTGAGTGTTTGGATTAAGAAGTTCACTTACCATTATATCCGCCGCATCTTCATACGGAGCGGGTAATCTTTCTTCTAACGGTACTGTAGAGTCGTCAACTTCCTCCTCCTCAAATTGAGGTTTACTATCACCGTATTTACTCTTTCTTAACTCTTCAAAAGTAGGCATATTATAAAGGTTTCCTAGGTCTATCTATTAAATCAAACTGCACAATGCCGAATCTTAGTAGATCGTCAACATTCATAATCCCTAACTCAATGTATTGTTCTGCTATTTCTTTTTCTTCAGCAGTCAGTTGCACGCCTTCTGTATCTTTAGTTAGGATGTCAGCCCATTCATTTAATTTAATTTCAGCTTCCGATCTACTACCAAACAACACAACATCATCAGTATCTAAATCTAGTTCACTTACTTTCTGAACTCCATTCCTACTGTAACTAGATAAACCAAAGTTATAATATGAAAGTCTTTGTTGGATTATGAAATTCTTTGACTCCATATCTATTCTATCATCCTCTATAGTTTGACGTTTTATAGAACTTACAGGTGCTCCTCTTTTAACTCGCATTAAAGATTCGTAAGCTACGTCTTTACCAAATGTTTTTAGTTCTTTAGTGCGTACTTGTTTAATACCAACCTCTAACTCAGCTCTCTGAACTTCCCCCTCGACGGATATTTGACTCTCAGGTTTCATTTCTAACGCATCGTCTTTAGCTTCAACAATTCTCAACCAACGCTCTTTCTCTTGTCGTTCTAGTTGGTTTACAAGTTTAATGGTTTCCGTATCGTCTTTCGGTGCAGCGTTCTTCAAGGCTTCTTGAATCCTCTCAGTGGCACTACGTTGAAACTCCCGGCCTGATGTACCTTTATAAATTTCCTCAACCTTGGCTTCGTTACTCTGGTAGTCTTCAGCGAAGTATGTTTCTGTTTCATTTTTAATCATTTTACCTATAGAAGAACCTACGCCCCTGTAATAGGTGGAGTTTAGGATCGCACCTCTTTCTTCCGCTTCTATGCCTAATTGATCTAAAGTGTCCCAAGATACATAATCTTTCTTTTGTTTTAATATAAAATCTTTAACAGTAGGTGGTTTATCTGTTTGGCCTTCAGCCCACTCCAAGAACTCTTCTTCTTGCTGCTTTTTATAATCACCAGATAAATTAAGAGGTTGACGAGGTCTTACTAATACATCTTCCCTGATACTATTTAACCTCGACCTATTACCCATGTATACTTCTAAAGCAAGATCAGGAGCGTCCTTTGATTGAGAGAGTTCAGATAATTTATTTTCGTAAGCAGCTACAGGATTTCTGGATTCCACAATAGAGGAAACTACCTCATCTAAAGCTTTCGGGTTATTTTTAAGCTCTGAGCTCAAAATTTGTAAACTAGTTTTTAAAGCCGAAATCTGGTTAGGTTCTATCGCACCTCCGAACTTTTGCTTTCCATGTAAACCAATCAATGCGGATTCGTAGAAACCACCAAAGTTCTGTTGCTGCGTGGCTTTAGATACTGTTCCTTGTTTTGACTCAGCGGACTCTAGAGTTGTTATAAAATCATTAATAGTTTTAATAGACTGAGCTGAACCAAATACACGCCTACCTTTAACTTTCATTAACTCCATAGCAGTAACGAAAGACCTAGCATCTTTAAATTTATCTTTTGTTATTAGAGTGTCAAGCTGTGCTGTATAACCGTCTAATAGTATTTTCTGCCTAGTAGCTGGGTCAGTTATGCCCTGCTCTACCATTATAGCTTCTCGTTGTTCGGCTATAAGTTCTAGGCTAAAGGGATCGATTGAACCGTTCACTGTAGCTTGCCCAAGCTGAGTTATTAAATCTTGACCTTGGCTTGCTATAGTAAACCCTTCCCTGTTCGTCTCGTACTGAGACATTAACTTTGCTTTTACACCAGGAACAACTGAGTTCCACAAAGCCTTAGAAGCCAAGCTATCTGCTACATCACCACCCAAAGTCTCACTTAACGACTCCCACTCTTTACTAATCGCTTCGTCGATAGCTTGTGATGTTTGCTCCCTCTTTGTATACTTCTGTATGTCTACTAAAGATTCTGCTTGTTGCTGTAAACTAGGAAGCGTAACTGTATTTAAGTGCTGCTTTAATAACACCTGATCAAACTTCTCTTGTTCTCTTTGTTCCTCTTGAAACTGTGCAGCTTGTGCTTTCTCTAGCTCTATATCTCTAGTTAGTTCTTGCTGTCTGATCCCTGCATAATGAGTCGTTATCTTTCCTAACTGTTGAAACCCGGTAGCTATGTCTAACAACTTATTAGTACCTGCTTGGCGTTGTGCTGTGCCGTATTGAAAGCTAGGAAGACCAACAGGTTTAATGCTAGGAGCTTCGCCTAACCCTTGTACTTGTACTCTTTGCTTGGTTGTCATTATCTCCCCCCTATTGCAAGCGGACCACGAGCGGGTAATGTATACTGATCCGTGTCGGGCATATAACTAGAAGTACCCATACCTGTATTAATAAACGCAGGAGTAGACGCTGCCTGTAAAGTTTTGTAAGTACCGTAAGCACCTAAAGCGGAACTACCTATATTTAAAGCAAGACCCAAAGCACTTGGTTTATTGATTGGTTTACTGAGTCCTAGTATTTCTTGTTCAGATGCCATACCTAATTGTTGAAGATTTAATCCGTGACGCATTGCATACAGTTTATCTTGTGATGTAAGTGCAGCTACTTGTCCAGCTTGTTGCCTGATATAGTCATCCATTAACGCTTGAACAGATAACCCGGATACACCAGCCTCTCCCGCAGCCACACCAGCTCTAGAAACAATAGCTTCACCAGCCTTAGCGACTCTTCCTTTTTCTTGAGCTACGGATTTTTCTTGTTGTTGTCTCTCTAATACCGCCGCACTCGCTTGCATCTGTGCTTTCTTTTGAGCGGCCGCTATAGATTGTTTTTG